AGCTGGGCTACACTAGATACTGATAGTGCTGATGAAAAACGTATTAAAAACATTAATGAAGATCTAGGTCTTGGGTTTCTTATTCCATTTGTAGGGTTTCTTGGTAAGTTTGGTTCTGCAATTGATGAAGTAGGACAAGTATTTAAAAGAGCGCCTAAGATGGTAGGTGAAACATCACAAGCTAAGAAAATTATTGATGACTTAACACCAGCTGCTAAAAGTGATGATGCAGTAGAAGAACTATCTAGGTATGCTGCTAAACAAGAAGCAGATCTTGATGAGCTTGGATACTACAATCAAGCTATGAATCCTGATGCTAATGTCCCATTGAAAGGTGTAAATGACCTTTATGATTGGAATGAAGTTGGGATGCGTTCTCTTGATGATTTTGGTATTATTGGTGCTAGTGTTGATGCAGTACGTGTTGCTAAAAACAAAGGATCAGTCTATGGTCGTTTAGGTAACTTCATTAGTGAACCTGCTCGTAAGTATGCTATTACTACACCAGGTGGTGTCGAAGAAGTTACACTTGGTCTTACCAAACAACTTAAAGATGCTGACCGTTATGGTATGGAAGCAGCTGATTGGTCAATTAGTTTTGATGAAATCTCTGAGCAAGGTGATAACTTAGTACTTGAATTATTTGACCCTACTGTTGGTGTTGATGAGATTCGTAAGATTCTTGATCCTGTTATTGTAAAAAATGAGTTTGGTGTCGAGACATTAACTGATGAAGGTTATGCTGGTATCTTTAGGATGATCAACGATCAAGCTAAAGAGTTTACTGGTATGGATATTGCTAAAGCACAAGCTTATACTGCTACTTCTTTATCAGGTCAAATCGCTGACCTATCTGAAGGTGTTAGACTTAACCGAGGTTCAGCAGCTGTCGATCAAGCTAAAGAAAAGATTCGTGATAACCTTGCATACCTACAACAACTACAAGGTACTACTAAGTATTATTTAGATAAGAAACGTGGTATTATGCGTTTAGGTGAGCGTGCCCGTGCATTCGGTAAGACACCTGAGCAGCTTGTCAAACAAATCCAAGAGGATACACCACAGGCATTGCGTATTATCCAAGACGAAAGCGATAGGTTTACCCAAAGTTGGGAGTATTTACAAGAAAATAACCCAGAAGTTCTCGATTCATTCCTTGAATTATACGAACTTAGTGACGGTAAGATCAATAGTATTACTAAAATGAATGAAGATATTCTTAATAGCTTTGTTCGTTGGCGTCCACTTATTGATGGTACTCCTGATGCACCTAATATTTTAGATCAAGCTGTTAGAGCTAATTTCTTTAATTCTATTTTGTCTTCTGCTGGTACAGCTGGTAGAGCTTTATATGGTAACTTAAGTGGATTGATTGCAGAACCAGTGTCTTATTTTGCTGGTGCTATGATGCGGAAAGATCTTAAGTCTGTTCAACGTGGTTGGATGGCTTACAGTTCTATCCTTGATACTCAAATGAAAGCCTTACCTTATGCTGGTAAGTTATTCATGAAAGCATCCCAAAACCCTAATAGTGTAGCTGGTGCAACTAGGTTAGACTTAGTAATTAAGAATGAGAAAAAACTAGCACAATACAAAAACATCGCTAGACTTGAAGCAGAAAAAGGTAACCTTGGTTTTAAATTTCTTGTAGATCAATATGAGAGTTTACAACATATGGCAAGTGATCCTGTATTTAGAATTACACCTAATCTTTTTACTGGTTTTGATGGCTTTACTTCTGCTAACCTAGCTAATGCTACTGCACGTTTCCGTGCTATGGATGAGCTAGAACGTCTTGGTAAAGAAGCAACACCTGCTAATATTAAAAAGATTGCTGACAAAGAATACAATAGTATGTTTAATGAAAACGGTATTATTGCAGATGAAGCAGTTAAATACAATACTGGAGAGATTGCGCTAAACCTTGATACTGGATTAAATACTCAACTAAATGGTCTCCTGCAGGAAATTCCTGGACTAAGACCTTTTATCATGTTCCCCGGAACTATGGCAAATATGGTTAGAGTTGCTGATGATTATTTACCTGCACCTTTACGTTCTTTCCAAAGGGATGTAAATGAATTAGCTTACACTTCTGTCGAAACATTTATAGAACAACCTGAATTAGTAGAAAATATTCTTACTAATCGTGGTTATAAAATAACTCAGATGGATGAAACAGCTAGGTTAAATGCTATTGTAGACCTGAAAAATAAGACACTAGGTAAAAAAGCAATTGGTACTTTTGTGACTTCTTTAGCTGTTGGTTCTGTTTTAAAAGACAAACTATTTGGTGATGGTTTGTTTAGTATTACAGGTGACGGTAATGTTGACAGACAGTTGCAAAGAGCACGTACTAAAAACAGTAACTGGAAAGATCGTTCAGTTATTGGACCTGGTGGTATTAGAGTTGAATTTAACGAAGTACTTGGTCCTGGTTTAAGTAATTGGGTTGCTACAGTAGCTAACATTGCTGATAACTTTGATATGCTTGGTGAAGCAGCTACAGAGAATTTATTCCAAAAAGCAGCTTTTGTACTTGCAGCTGGTTTAACTGATCAAGCTGGTTTGTCTTCTTTACGTCCTCTTGTAGAAACTTTAAGTGGCAATCAATACGCTGCTTCTACTTTCGCTGCAGGTCAAATTAACTCACTTGGACCTTTAGGTGGCTTACGTAATGAATTCGGTAAGATCTTAGATGGTGGTTTAAAAGAAATTAATAATGATATAATTAGTAATCTTGCCAATCGTAACCAATTGCTTGGTATTATGGACCCTGCTAACAGATTACCTACTGTAATTAGTCCTGTAACAGGTGAAGCACCAAATAAATATACAATGCTACAACGTATTTATAATTCTTATTCACCACTTAAAATACATCCTGCAATGTCTAAAGAAGAACAATTTCTGTATGATATTGAATATGATGTATCTAGTGCATTTAAGAAACGTAATGGCGTTGACTTGATTAATACTGAACGTGCAGAATTAAGTAGCCTTATGGGTAAAAGAGGTTATTTCAGAGAACAAATCAAAAGTATTATGCGTACAGCTGATGCACGTAATACTATTAATGAACTACAAGAAGCACGAAGACGTGGTATAAAATCTGATCAAGTACCTATTGGTAAATACGATCAGATCCATATGATGCTGGATACAGCACTAAAAAATGCTGAAGAATTAGCTTTCAGTGAATTGGAATCACCAGTACGTCTTTCTATTGAACAACGTATTATGGAAAAACAAATGACTGATCAAAGAGCTGAACAAGGCTTAATGCCTGGAATTGATTCAACACTTAACATTCGTTACTAATGGCAACTATACAAAATACATATACAGGGGATGGTTCAACCACGAACTATTCATTTACATTTGAATATTTAGATCAAAGTGATGTTAAGGCTGAACTTGACGGAACTGCAACAACTTTATTTACTTTTGTCAACGCTACTACTCTTGGTTTTAATACTGCACCAGCTAATGGTGTAGCTATTCGTATCTTTAGGGATACAGATGTAGATACACTTAAGGCAACATTTTTTCCAGGTTCAGCTATTAAAGCAGAGGATTTAAATACAAATTATACACAAAATAATTTTGCTAGTCAAGAATCAAAAGCAGCTAGTGGCCAAGCCCCACAAGCTTTAGCTAACTCATTAACTGCTATAACTACAGCTAACTCTGCTGCATCTGATGCTTCAGCCGCTTTGACTGCAGTTAACAATGTAGTTGCAGCACAAGCTGTCGCTGATGTTGCTGCTCTTGCAGTATTAAATACAAGTGGGTTGTCTGCACAAGACCAAGCTGAAGTTTTTAATAGCACTAATATTCAAACCTACAACACTACTTATCCTTCTGCTCCACAAATTACAGGAGCACCAGTCGGTTTTGTTGGGGCTACTAATGTAAGTGTTAAGCTTGTTTGGACTGGTTCAGCTTGGACTTGGAACTCATATTCCCCTACTGATCCTGATAATCGTTACTACACACAAAGTGTCGCAGATAATCGTTATCAACCACTTGACGCTGGTTTAACATATTTAGACGGCCTTAATTTTACTAACGAAGCTACATTTAAACAAGGTGTTAATCTTGAAGTTGGTGTTGATGTACAAGCATATGATGCCGATACAGCTAAGCTAGATGTTGCACAAACATTTAGTGCTACGCAAACATTTGCTGCGGATCAAACATATCCAAAAATTCCAGCTAATACAAAAACTGCTGCTTATACATTAGTTGTAGCTGACGCAGGCAAACACATTAATATTACTACAGGTGGCGTTACAGTACCTAGTAGTGTATTTAGTATAGGTGATGCAGTTAGCATCTATAATAATAGTGCTTCAGATCAAACTATCACAGAAGATACAGGTGTAACATTACGTCAGGTAGGTACAGCTAATACTGGTAATCGTACATTAGCGCAATATGGAGTAGTAACTATTCTTTGTGTTGCCTCTAACACTTTTGTTATTAGTGGTGGAGGATTAAGTTAATGGGAATGATGCAACTGTTATTAGGTAGTGGTAGAGGTATTTTAGCTACAGGTGGTGTAATTACTACTTCCGGTAACTATCGTATCCATACTTTTACAAGTACAGGAACCTTTACAGTCACTTCTGCACCTCTTGGTTCTACTCTTGAGTACTTAGTTGTTGCTGGCGGTGGCGGCGGTGCCGGTGGCTTTTATGCAGCAGGTGGCGGCGGTGCTGGTGGTTATCGTACAGGCAGTATGTCATTGACGACAGGTAGTCACACCGTAACTATTGGCGCAGGCGGTGCTAACTCTAGTAGTAATAGTACTAACGGATCCGATTCAGTATTTAATGGCATTACATCCACAGGTGGTGGCA